GTTCATCAGTCTTCCATATAGTGCAATGAAGTTCTCCAAATTATATATGAAAAATGAAAATCTACTTAATCGTATCCACTACCATCAAAACTTTCTAAGTAAATTCAGATTATTCACAAAACATCAAGATGTTATTGAGAACGTAGTTGACAACTTGGATAATGAATTAGACTATTCTAGTATTGATTTATTAAATAATGTCAATCATTATAGTCTAAACGACACCAATTTTGATGATGATTATAAATACAATAAATATTTAGAGTCCATTATACCTAAATCCAAAACAGTCATCAATATTATGCGCAAATTACTGAAAACAAAATATTCATACGTGTCTTATGTTAAAGAATTAGAACCCTTTATGATTTATAATGACGATTTAACCTATACTCAACATAATGAAATTCGTTATATCATTAAAGATAATATTAAATCACTAAAAAAAGATTTTATCGAAAAGGCTGCGGTATTTAATAGTTATCGAAATATGCAATCAAATGAAAACGTAATTAAATCATTATTAAAACTATTAGACAATGAAAGTGAAAATATGGTAGTCGAGTATGGACTGGTAAAAATTTCAAAAGATTTACATAATCACGAATTATTAAAGAAAATGTATGTTATTGATGATTGTAAACTGCTTTACGCAATGCTTTCTAAAATGATGTTTGTTCTCAATATACCCAAAAAGATGGATATTGAGGGAGAGAATACAAATCCTTTGAAAATTAAAACCGATTGCGGGCGACGTTATTTGTCAAAAGAATATGAAAGTTTGGAAGAATTAATGAAAGACAATGGTAAAGATGATTTATTATTTGATAAAGAATATGACGATACACCTTATGAAATTATGTCTAATTATGAAACAGAAAAACGTGATATGGTTAATGAAGACTTTTTAGATTACTTAATTGAAAATCTTATTCAAAAACACGAAGTAAGTAAAGACAGTGCAAAGGAATTGGCGTCCACCATAATATATGGAAAACGGCATATATTAGATAATGATTATGCAAAGGTTAATGTATCAAAATCGACAGATGAACACCAAAAATACCATTATTATAAACGTATGAAGAAAAATTGGGTGCGAGATGATTCTATAAATGAGACTATTTTTATGGATAATAATACTTTATTTTGCAATATTAAAACAAACTGTTTTAAAAATATTAAAAATAAACTCTGCGAGGACAAGGAAGAAACCAAATTTAAAATACAACAAAAACGTGAAAAACAATTGTTAAGCGAATTGGAAGCCCGATATCTTGTTAATATGGAAGAATTAGAAGCGGATTTAAATGAGAATTTAGAATCTTATAAGCGATATTTAAATAAATTTTTAATTATACAAAGTGTGAATGAACAAAAACATAATAATTTGCAATACCAGATAGGTGTATATGCAAATGTAGATGCTCGTATTAAATCACCCCATCACGATTTACTTCAAAAAATATTAGGCACTCGCGATTTTACTGAAAAACAATATAATATATTACAATTTGTTAATTTATTTTGCAGAAATTATATTGAAGATACAGGTGAAGTACCATTTTGGAAATATTGCAAAGATAGTAATGTAAAGTTAATTCCGTCGTTTATTTACGATTTGGCATATGCGTTTTCAACCACCGGGGATTATTCCAGTAAATTACAAGAAATAATTCGCATACAAGGTGCAATCAGTGATGGCGGAGATTGTGTTGTAGATAAACACAGTGGAATGGTGATTTCTCAAATTGCATTGGACGTTGAAGAAGGATATGATGAATCTGGGTTTAAGGTGTCATCGCGAAGTTTATTGGAAAATGAAATTAGCAGAGATGAAGGTCAACACAAATTAACAAAGAAGGAACAAAAGATTTTTGAAAATCCCAATATGGAAAAGGTTTACAATATTTTCAGTTTTTTGTGTAAATCCAGCGACATTGATGAAGGTGTGATTGACAGTTTGTGTTTAAGACTCGCATTTGAGCTTATTGAAACGCAAATTAAATCAGAAGAAAAGTATAATAAATTAGTTAAACAATATCAAGAAAAGAAAGATGTAAAGATGCCCAAATATGACATTTATTTCAATGAAACCCTTATATTAATTGTAAGTTCGTGTTTTTTAATTTGTACCCAAGTGGCGATTCCTGGCATCAAACCAACAAAAACATTTCCGGGTTGCGTAAAATCATTTAAAGGTTATCCATTAACCGGTGATGAAGATTATAGTGGTCTAAATTATGTTAGTTGTATATTATACAAAACACGTAACAGCATTGAGCCGTGGAATGCAGTCAAAAAATATAATCAAGCTAAATTTGCAAAACGTATTAAAGAAATTATTGATACATATTTACTAACAAATTCCGACATTGATCATAAAATAAAAGAAAAAAAGCAATATTTATTATTGCATAAAGATGTTGAAGTTGTTGAAGAACATAAAGTTGAAAATTGGATACATTTTATGCCCCCCCTTGTAAAATTCAAGATTAAAGAAGATGTTTTACAAAACATATCTTCCGACTATAAAAAAGATATTATTACAAATATGAGACAAGGAAGGAAACAACAGCATTCGATGATTGATAATATTTTTTCAAAAAACTTAATAATGAATTATCAATTAATTAACGAAATAAACGATGTAATAATAAAAGAATCTCCTTTGTTAAAAACTCACGGTTCAATTCCATTCATTGATAATGCGTGTTGTAATAGTGAAAATACAAAGCCAATTGAATATTTTTCAAATAAAAATCCCAAAATCGGTTTTTATATTAATAATATAATTGGTAATGATGCTTTAATCAATGATATTAAAGTATTGTCAAAGGCCCCTATGTTATATCATGAAGAAAATACACGCATTGTTTATCCGTCATTACCAATTGGTCATCTTGAAGAAAATATTTATAAAGCAGTAATTCATTATTGTAATTTTGATAAAAATGATCAAATGATCCCTGAAAAATTCCAAGCATTGGTCGGTGAAATACCCAAAAGTTATAACATTGAAATGACATTAGATGAGAAAATAATAGTACTAAAACGCAATGGTAAAAAATATGACATTAATACGTTGATGCAGGTTCTCCATATAATTAATAATGAAAATAAAATACACCAGGCAATAACACCAGAATTTGCGTTTAACATTGCATTAACCGAATTTATGGATTATTTATTATCTACCCAGTCTACCGTAATCGAAGAGCCGTTAATCCGCTTATTAAATAAAAATATTGAGAATTTTAAACAGAATGAATTTAAAACAGAAGACACGCAAGAGTTGGATGATTTAAAAACGTATTTGGGGATGATAAATAATAAATTATATCTGCATATAATGGATTTCATTGAACGTTACGGAAATACTGATACGAAACAATATAATAAAATAAACTCGTTTTTGGATAATATTTATAATTGGAATGAACCCGAGAATAATCACGCAATTATATGCGACTATTTAAAAACCATTATATATAATTTTTCAAAGTTATACCCCAATTTATTGAAAACGGAGAACCATTTTAAAACAATGGGAGACCATTGGAAACTTTCTGATCAACATTACAAAGATGTCTCAAATATTATAGATAAACAATATAGTTTTATAAGTAAATTTACACAAGATAAATCCATTCTATTACTATTAAAAGAATTGGAAACCACGTGTACTGATTTACATACATTTGCTAGTTTATTACCAGTTGAAATATTTAATGGCAAATATTCATTTTTAGACACTCAAACCACTCATATGTTATATAAATATTGTATTTTTTCAGTGTTATATGAATATATCAATATAACGGATAATAATGACATAGTACATATTGGTATTGAAATGAAAAAAGAAGACATACGTGAACATAATAAAAATATATCTGACAACTCAATGCAAATAGAATCGAACCAACGAATACTTACGGAGGATATTGTGGACATACAGACCGGTTTGAATGAGGTGGAAATAATATCAGGCAATACTGAATTAATAAAGAAAAATCTGTGTGAACTGATTGTTTCGTTTTTGCTTTATGAAAATGACAATAAAAATAAAATAAATATTAGTTATGAACAAATAAAGAATAAAACAACCCGTTCAAAAGAAGCGGAAAAGAAAATGATTGTTAAGTATCTTGGGCGTATGAGTATTGATATGCGTAAAATTGAAGATAAACACAAGAAATATAAGATGGGGAAATGGAACGCTGGTATGCAAAAAGGATTATTTAAATATGATAAATCAACATATGATAAAGAACGTGATGATTTTATTCAAAATATGGCAGACCCGAGTGCATCTGAACAGGAATTCGCGGAAGCAAATGCAATGGTTCAAGATGTATTGGATATTGAACGTCACGAGGACGAGTTACAAGATGCGTTTTATGAAAATGAAGCAAATAATATTAGCCATTTGGATGAGGATTACACCGATGGTGTTTATTATGAAGAAGATCAAGAATAGTAAACCATACACATATATTATATATATGGTTTTAGTTAAGTAACAAATAATAACACACGTCGCACAATAATGTCAGGTATATTCATTAGAAAAAAGAATATACTCGAAAATGAAACAATATCCAGATAAAAATCCCGATGTTAGTAGTAATATACATTAGATATTTATGTGTAATTTTTGACGTTACATAATTATAAGCGTTTATGCAATGTGATTTTATAACATATAATTTATAATTTGCTACATATTTATTATTTCCAACGGTTTAAGTATGGGGGGGTTATATTTAAAAATATTTTATAAATTATTATTATATATATGAGACAAACGATATTAAAAAATAAATTAAACGTCTCCATTTTACTATTTGTTATTTGCTTTACGGCAATCCACTATATAAAACCAGCAATCATGTATCACCATGACGGAAGTTTTCGCGAATTTGGCGTGGGCTATAAACACAAAACAGTTATGCCCGCGTGGTTAATCGCAATTGTTTTAGCTATATTTTGTTATATGTCAATATTATATTATTTAGCATATTACTGAAAATTTCTATATTTATTTTATTCATAAATATAGAATGCAACCAAATTTAATCGATAATCAGCGAAAATATATGTTGAAAGCATCATTAAATGATATGCACAGTGAGAAAATGACAAATTATATGAATTTTTTAAATATTGCAGTGTTTGTGTTATTTTTTTCAGTATTTGGATTATATTTATTTTTCAAAAAGAAACATAAATTAACAGATGAACAAAAAAAGGCGAAGGCATTTAAAGAGCAACAATATATATTATCCCGCATAAAAGGTATTCAAGAAGATGAATTTGAAAAACAACGTTTAGAAGGTATTCACGAATTTCCAACAATAAATAAATATTAAACTATATTATAGTATAGAATGGACTTTATTGAACAACAAAGAAAACAAATAATAGATGAAAATAATAATGGACAGGACCGTTTGTTAGCCATTATTGAAAATACGAATAAATCAACACATCATAGCTTGACCATACAAGAACCATTAAATGGTGATCTGGATTTAAGTGTGTTTAACGGCATTGACATTAAAACATTAGTGTTTTCCGAGGGGAATATAACATCACTGACAAATATTCCCAAAACATTAGTCACATTAGAAATACCATCCAATCTATTAATTGAATTAGTGGGCTTGCCTTCCAAATTGGAAAAATTAGATATAAATCATAATTATGTGAATGATTTACAATTTAATGAAATAAAAATATGCAAACAATTAAATATATCTCATAATTATTTTGAACAGTTACTGGATTTGCCTCCATTATTGGAAGAATTATACTGTTCTAATAATAAATTAACATATATTAATTTTGAAAATAATACTAAGTTGGAAACGATTGATATTGAATATAATACAATCACTATAATTGATTATTTCCCATCCTCTATTGTAAATTTTTCGAGTGAAAATAACCCATCCATTCAATATCGAGACCCGCAAAAAACACCAGTCGATAATAAAGATACCACGAGTAGATATGATGTCAACACTTCATTAAATGAATATTTTAGAATGAAAACTATTTATGAAAAAAAGATAAGGTCAAAACAACGGAAAATAGCCGATGATAGTAAATTATCGAAAAAAGACCGCAGATTGAAAGCAGCAAGTGTAGTTGGTACATGTGCTCAATGTAAACGCAGTGTTGGTATGAATTTCTCCTGTAAAGACCGTACATATAAAGTATTATGTGGGAGTGTCGCCGATCCTTGTAAATTAAAAGTGGAAATATTCACTGGTAATTATAATAACGTGGTGGATTTTTTGCACGCATACCAGGTCGCGGTTATTGAATCACAAGAAGCAATAATCAAGCAAAAAATGGATGTTTTATTTGAATATAAAACAGAAAAGGAAAGTTCGAAAATATTCGAAGAAGAACTTAAAAATTATGAGTTCAATCGTTCATCATATAAACAATTATTGGATAAATACAATTCATTATTTAACGACCCAAAGAAACAAGCGGAAATATTACAATTGAAAACAGAACTGTTTCAACATCAAGAAACATTTAATATGCATTTGGAAACACACAAAACGTCTTCTCAAAAGGACGATATTAAAGAAGCAATGAAATTGTATATTGATGAGATTTCTCCATTAAAAAAACGTATATTTAATTTGGAACATGAGGTAATTGAAGTCATCGAGGAAAAAGAAGATCATTTTAGATTATACAAACAAATAATATCATCGAATGGTTTAGACTTTACGTTTTTTGATTTGCCGGAAGTAAAACATTTTGTCGTTTAATTATTGGAAATTAACAACAATAAATAGTGTTCAGTTTTTTTATATGTTAATTAATAATTTATAAAATAACTAATTAACAGCTGTTATAATTCGAGATACCATCCCAAACTATATTGTTATTGTTTGCCCATAATTTTTTAGCACATTTGGCAGAAAGACCATCACTTGTTTGCCATTCTGTGTCACTAATACTTAATTCATTATTATTGACAACATTTGTATTTGGTGTATATTCAAATACGCCATCAATGTTACGATTTCCCGCATTTAATGTAGAAATTACTGGAACCGCACAACCATTCTCAGTTTTTTCCCAATAATCAGGACATTGTAATGTTTCAGGAGGATACGGTGTTTTATCATTACCGCCCAAAACATATACTCCAATATATGTAAGAATAAGTATTAATAATACAACCGCGACGGTTAATGTTATAATATAAAACTGTTCCATTATAATATAATGACAGAAAAAAGCCCCACAGTTTCTAAATGTATTTAGAATTTATATTCTGTTATTATTGTATATATGAACCTTTCAAGTTTATCTCACATATCTTATACAAAAGAAATAAAAATATTGGATGATAAGGTCAATTATAACGGCCGTGTTCAAATAATGGAGCCACCCGCAGAAACATTATTCAATATGCAGGAGCGTATAAATGTAAAAAATAAAGAAACAAATTATCGTGCTCCACTACACGAAGAATCAAGTTTATTGAAAACAACTTTTTTCTCATCTGAAAATATTCAAATATTACAAAATGGAATTAAAGCAGGGGTCTATAACAGGTCAAATGGTGAAATAATAATACCAAATCAAAATATTGATACATTAAAAATAATTATGTATTCAATTTATAGCGACCACTCACAAAACAAACCCGACGATATTAAAGGACAAATTCAGGATTTAAACAAATTAATACTTGAATATGCAGTAAATAATGTTTATAATGAAGCCATTGCATATAAACATTATTTACGAGATCAAAGTACACTGGCTATGCCATTTGACCGTTCTCTACAAAATGATAGAGACTATAAACATTTAGAACATAAAAACTTTATGTAGATTAATATTAATAATTCATTAATATTAATAATGTTACCAGATGAAATAACATATATGTTAATACTGGTCGTATATTTAACAAATATACATCTTCCCAAGTATGATGTTAGTATTGTATAGTTTCTTCCAGAAACTGATATGTGGTAATGTGACTGCGTATTTAGCGAATATATTTGCCACACTTTGTAAATGAATCAACAACATAAATGACAAATATTCCTAAAAACCCATATAATATAAATTCCTCAGTGATATTTTCGGTTTTTTCGTGCTGATGTTCTTCTAAAAGTCGAATCATATAGTTGATTTTCTCGAGAAGTTTATCATTGTGTTGAACAACCGGTTTAACATATTGTTTATTCGTAAACTCAGGGGAGTTATATGCATTTGTGTAATTACTAAATACTTTACTATGTTGATTAGGATTATATTTAAGATTATTTTCTTCAAGTGACGTTAGATCTCGCTTAACATGAATAGATGGATTGGCCATTGGCTCAAAATTTACTAAATCCTCACTATCTTCACTATTTTCGGTTGTCATTTTATTTATTAAATTCATTACACGATCATTTCGTTCCACACCTTCTTTGTTTGCATTCTTAAACGTTTCAGATATATTTGAAAATGGTTCCTCTGTGGTTTCTATTTCGTCGTCTTTAATTAATGACGGTTTTTTCATCGAAGATTGTCTTTTCTTTTTATCTGTTCCATTTTTCCATAATGATGCCGTAGTTATTAAAGACATTACTTAAAAAATATTTAGATTTTAATATAATTAATTGTGTTATTTTAATTTTAATAACTTAGACAAATATCTAAAAAATATGTATATTAGTAATGAAAATTATTATTGAATTTATCCCGATTATATTATTGTTACTTATGTTAAGTTATTCTAAAATATTTATAAATATATCTAAAACACATTTAGGAAAACTGTTTGCGGTAAGTATTATAATATTTTATGCGCGTTTTGATAAATACGTGGGGTTACTTGTTTGTGCGTTGATAATACTATATTATCAAAAATTAGACACGATTACCGAAAATATGGATATGAATGAAGACTTGGATGAAATTGAAGATGATGCAGCAGAATTAGAAGCCATTCAGGAAAATAGAAATATAAAATTAGAGAAAGAAAAATTAGACAATAAACAAAAAACAAACGAACAGCAAATACAATTAGAAAATAAAAAATTAGAAAATGAAAAACAAAAACAAGAGATGGATACAAAACGATTAAACAGAGGGGAAAAATGTGATCGTGCGCAATCACTGAGTCGCGATAAAAACCTGTCAACTGATATGCGCGAAAAAATTGACAAAGTATTACTCGAATGTTTGGATGTCGAGACCTTCACAGTAAAAAAAATGAATACTAAATTAAATACTGAAAAATTACTGATTCCTACGAATACAAGAAATATATAAACATAATTTATAATGAAGTCTTTAGATAAACGCGTGAAAAAAACGTGGGTAACTTTAATAAATGATCAAGTACACGTATTAAATAATAGTAAAATATTTGCAGGCATAATGATTATAATATTGAACATATCCTCTCGATTTGTTAACATTAAACTAAGTAAAACCATAGAATCCTATTTAAAACATTCTTTCAGTAAACAAATATTAGTCTTTGCAATTGCATGGATGGGTTCTCGTGATATATATATTGCACTAACTATTGCTATTCTATTTATTATTTTAACTGAATTTATATTAAATGAGGAAAGTAGTTACTGCTGTTTATCTGAATCATTTCAAAATTATCATTTAAATTTAGATAAAGATGGAGATGGTGTTATAAGTAAAGACGAAATTGAACAAGCACAAAAAATATTAGAAAAAATAGCAAAACAACAAAAATAAAATAGAAATAAGATATGTTTATTATATATATTATTTCAAAAAAAATGTCCATTTTCAATATATATGAATTGGTTATAAATTTAGATCATAATATACCTAGTTCAGTCGGTGAAGGTGTATTAAAATTAACAAAAGATAATTTACATCATCCTGAAATGGAAAATGTTAAAAAAAAATTGCATACCTATCCATATTTTACGTCTGATGTAAAATATCCTTATATTTTGAATAATTTAGATTATGCGACGCGTGTTGAATTTTTTTTTAATAAAACAGAGTTTGTAAAATATTTAACAAACAATACAACAACGAGTTCCAATATAGTGTTAAGCACAGAGGATAGAAGAGACAATAACCAACATAATGTTATGTTTATGATTGAACTATTATTTCCTACCAAGTTCCCCACATATAACAATATATCAGATTCTTATAATCGTTTTATTAAACATAATACAGGTATTACAAATATACAATTCGGTTTTATTACTAATTTTTTTAAAACAAAATATTATTCATATATTAATTATCAAGGAACAATATACACATTCAGACGTTCAATATGGTTAAATGATTTTTTAAATCATCCGGGATATTACGATTTACGTAATAATTATGAAAAGTTCATCAGTTGGCAAAAACTATCATTGGCAAATATTAAAATCGCAAAAATAAAAGACTTGGAAAATGAGTTTAATAAATTATTTAGTTGGTTTAAACACATAAACAAATATTTATTGTCATCCGCTGGTATTAATGCGTGGAAAGAGAAGGAGTCACAAGTGACCGGTAGACAATCACTTGACAAGTTCATTCGATATTATATCCTATTATTACACACATTTTTTTATTTTAAACAGGGCGAATGGACTACAGATTATGATGATGATGATCAGCGTAATAATATCAAATCTTTTTTGGATGATAAAGTATTCAAATATCTTAAAGAAGTAAAAAACAATAAGAAAAATTTATTATGGAATGGTAATGCTAATGATGGTAACATTTTTTATAACAAAGACATTCATCATACCAAAAAACTATCCGAAAGTGACCGAGTTACAATGGGGTACCTCGGTAATTTATATAATTCACGTCCAAAGGATTTTGACGTATTTTATACAAATATGGGGGGTGATTACACCTCTATATTTAAAAATGACAACTTAATTACAAATTTCAAGACCGACCCGGATATTAAAACAACTAATGAAAAAAAAGAAATGATTTACAAGAACCTTTTAAAAAGAACGTTTAAAACCAATAGTATATTAATTAATAGGGTTCTAAAAGATTCTATGCCCGAAGAATATAGTAATTTGTATTATACAATAGCTGGTTCCGGTGGTTCAGGGTTTAATCGTTTGTCATCATATAAAGGTAAAAGTCGAGTTAAAGCTGATAATTCTCAATTACAAGACCGCATTAATTCAATTCAAATAGATGATGTTGACGATTCAATGCGGTCAAAAAGTAGTTCAGATATATATACAACAATTGAACCATTATTTAATGATTCAGTAACTGAATTATTTCAGTTTTTAGAATATGTATATAATACCAAAATTATAGGCGACTCGTCCATTTCATTAAAATATGAAAATCCTGAGATGTTTGAAGATTTTTTAAATATTGGCATTACAACAAATGAAAATAATAACCCCAAACAATATGAAATTTATCTGATGGCTGATTTTTTTAAAGGCGAAATAAATGATAACAATAAGGATTTGCTGTTATGTGATTATACGAGTAACCGATTGGGACAATTATTTGATGATATTACACAAGGGACATCAAGCGAACGGATTGAGCCATGGAACGCAAAAACACATCGTTTGGAGTTAATGGATTTAAATGATATTGAAAAACGAATTCAAAAATACGAAGATGAAGATAAAGATAAACAAGACACCTCAAATATAAGTGATAATAGCGCGCACAATTATTATACAAGTAATTCTGATAAATTAAATTCTAATTTAAGTCAAATTATAAATCAATTAAATATAATGTTTAATTTGACAAATGCAGAAATAGATGTTGATGAACAACAAATTCAAGAAGAAATATTAAATATTGTAGATGAAGATATAATAAACAAAGTGATGGATAGAGCACGAATTCAAGATCGAAAACTTTTATTAGAAATACAAAAAATTATTAATAATTTTAATAGTAGACTCGCTGAATTAAAAATTGAAATTGAAAGTGAAAACGATTATGCATTACAAGAAGAAATGAAAAAGCAAAATATATTTTACAACGAGTTACATAAAATCCCCAAATATTTACTTGAAAATGAAAATAATAAACCTCAAGCCGGGGGGAAAAAACGAAAGTCTAAAAAAAGTAAAGCGACTATTATTAAACGCGTTACGCGAAAAAATCGTAAAAATTGATTATTATACTAATTAATATAATGATTATAAATAACATTATATTATGGATCATGTAATTAGACATTTAAATATACTCGATGTAATCGGTACACATAAGGTAGGTATATATATTAAAGACCAAAATATACAAAAAATATTGTCAAACAATGTACTTAGTAAATCATTTACACACAATAATAATGAACAAATGTTCAGTATTTTATTAGATAGTATAAATGATAAAAAAATGGAACTAACTCGTAATATTGTTGATATTTTATATTACTATGATCACGAAATAAATCGTTGTAAATTAATAGAACATATTGATATATTTCAGGTGAATATGTGCGAGTTTAATCACATGGATCAACTATATGATGATTATGTGCAGTTATTGAATACAAATGATTTGATTAAACGTTTAAAATAAAACAAGTGTACCGTTTTCAAATTTGCCGACCTGCTCCCCAATGTCTTCATCATCCACTACTTCCCAAACATCCCCATTTTTTTCATCATTTGTATAATAGACAGTTCCATCAATGTTGATTTCAAATACCTCTTCCTCCTCTTCCTCCTCTTCCTCCTCTTCCTCCTCTTCCTCCTCTTCAACTTCCTCCTCTTCAACTTCCTCTTCCTCCTCTTC